GGTTCGTAATGGAATCCTTCAACTTCTTTTTGGGTTTCTTAATGAGCAGTACCGTAACCCAAACCTATGGGCACACGTATGGATTGCAGGCTCTGGTGTTTCATACCAATGGTCAGCAGCACGTCAACCAGGAGACTTAGACGTTCTTATCGGAGTTAATTACATTCAATTCCGTAGAGCACATCCAGAGTTTGCTGGTCTTGGCGATGTAGAGATTAGCCGTATGTTGAACGAAGACTTCCGTAATCATTTACAGCCAGAGACACAGGACTGGAATGGGTATGAAGTTACTTTTTATGTAAACCCAGGTGCTACCGACATTCGCACTATCAACCCTTATGCAGCATACGACCTAACCCACAATGAGTGGACAGTCCATCCTGAGCAGACAACTGCTCCAGAAAATCGCGTATGGGATGAAGTAGCAAAACGTGACCTATCAGTAGCGACCGAGATTGTTACACGCTATACCAAGGCGTTAACTGACGTACAGGCTGCACAGAACGACCCAGCACGCCGTAACGCAGAGGCACGACTGCACGCAGCCCTAACGCAGGGTTCTGCAATGTATGAAGACATTCACGGAGCACGCAAGTTTGCTTTCCGTACAGAGGGTGAAGGTTATGCAGATTTTTACAACTATAGATGGCAGGCTGGTAAGAAGTACGGAACCGTACCTGCCCTACGAAAGATGTCTGAGTACTGGTCAGCATACAAAGCGCAACAAGCAGATGATACCTATGGCGTTGAACTGCCAGATACTCAGACTCTTATTAGGAGAGCGGCAACATACCGAGCAAAAGGATAAAAGTTGAACATACTCGTATCACTAGACGGCGTACTAAGTTCGGATTCTGGGGAACCAATCCGCGCAGGAGTGGCGCTTTACTACGCCCTAAATATCAATAACCGTGTTGCCATCATGACTTCCCGCAAAGAAGCAGATGCCAAACAATGGTTACAGTCGCACGGAATCATTAACTACGATGACCTAATTGATTCTTCTTTTGAGCTGGCAGGTGAGGACTTAAAGAAGAGACAGTTTACTCTTTCTCGTTCCAGAGCTCCGATTGAGATGTACGTAGATGCTGACCCAACTATGTGTGCTTGGGTATTTGAAGTTCAAAGAGTTCCAGCAGTCCTCTTTAGCCATCCTAACTTTGCAACGGTTGAGAACCGCCCAGATGCCCCAAAGAAAGTACGCCGCTGGTCAGACATTGAAGACTCTATAACTAAGGTTAACATCGCCCGTTCAGAGCAAGCACAGAGGCCAAAAGACACAGTTGCTGAACTCTGGTCTGACTGATGCGTATTATCTTTAGCGGTGCTGAGGTAGGTTCAAACCGCAATCTTCTTTTTGGCTCAAAGGTTGAGTCAATGGGACTCAACTTTTGGACTCTTCGCAAAAGAGGTTTGCCTACCACTAAAAGATGGTTGATTAGCGAACACTTTGATTCAGACACCCAGGTATTCATTGAATCTGGCGCAGCTCAAGCTGATAAAGCAGGACTCTCAAAAGAAGAGTTAACTTCTTTAGCCGCTGACTACCAGGAGTTCCTTGTGGATAACTCTGAGAGAGCATCAGCCTTTATGGAATTTGACTCTATAGTTTTGGGCAAGGATTGGGTGGAAGCCCAGCGCCCTTTTTATGAGCACGACCCAAAGTTTTGGGTAGTCTGGCACGAGGAGTATGGGCTTCCTTCCCTCAAGTTAATGTCTCAGACCTATCAGAACGTAGTCATACCCAATGATGAGATTGAATCTGTAACCAGCCTAGCAGCCCTTACACGGGGCTATCAGAGGCAGTTTGGGACTCAGTACCACGCCCTAGCCTGCGCCAAGCCAGACAATATCCGACAGGTACCATTTAGCACTGCCAGTACATTGTCGTGGCTTAGCCCAATGCGAAGAGGTGAAACAATCGTATGGGATGGCGCTCAAATTAAGCGTTACCCAAAGCGCATGAAAGACCAAGCACGCCCTCGCTACAAGCGCATTGTAGAGAAGGCAGGGCTAGACTATTTGGGGTTTAGCCAAGATAACACCCTTGAAGCGACTAAAGTTGCAGTCTGGTCATACTTACAGTTAGAGGCATCCATGGACAAGAAAACACCTAATTTACACATCATTGATGGGGGTAAAGAAGGCAAAGTATCTGACAACAGTGACACCCCAATCATGAGTGGTTTGATGGAATTAGGGGGGGTACTTTCTGATAACAGTGCCTCTGAGATGCGGAAACTTGAACGCCAAGAAGTAGTACAAAGAGACCCATCTGAGGTTCAAAACCTACCTGTTTTTGGGTACAAGATGAAGACTGTGGTAGAAACAGACGACAACGGCAAAGACGTCTTGATGGACATCCCAGTTGTACAGACCCAGCAATCTTCTTTAAGACAATGTGATACTTGTTTTGTAGCTGCCAACTGCCCAGCCTTCAAACCTCAAAACACCTGTGCTTTTAACCTTCCAATTGAAGTCAAAACCAAAGACCAACTCAAGGCATTGATGACTTCAATGATTGAAATGCAGGGTCAAAGAGTCGCTTTCATGCGTTTTGCTGAGGAAATGAATGGTGGATACGCAGACCCTAATGTTTCCCAAGAAGTTGACCGCTTAATCAAAATGGTTAAAGAAGTTAACGACATGGCATCGGATAAAGAATTCATTCAGATTACGGCTCAACGCCAAGGCTCTGGTGGAGTTCTTTCTGCCATCTTTGGAGACAAAGCTCAAGCTCTAAGAGAGTTACCTGAGATGCTAAAAGAAGATACAGTCACAAAAATTATTCAGTCTTCTATTGAAGACTAGTTACCTGATAACAGTATTTTCTCTAACTTGAAACAGGGTTTACCTTGTAGAGATAAGTTTTGAAGTAAACAAAGTTAACAAGTGCGTGGTAGGTTTCGCCACGGCACAATAGGGTTCCCTGTTGAGGGGTATTTACATAAACACAGAAATGGTGGTAAGAAATTGGGTCTGTTTTCTTTTGAATTAACAACTGACTTCGTCGCTTCGTACAAGGACAAGAAGGCTCCTTTTGGGTACAGGGATGCCGCTGGAAACTCAGTTGGAGAAATTACTTTTCTTCGTACCTATTCACGCCTTAAGGCAGATGGTACTAAGGAGACTTGGGTAGATGTATGTGAGCGTGTCATCAACGGCATGTACTCTCTACAGAAAGACCACGCCAAGAGTCAACGACTACCTTGGTCTGATGCCAAGGCAGCAGCCTCGGCTAAAGAAGCATTTGACCGTCTTTTCAACTTAAAGTGGACTCCACCTGGACGTGGACTATGGGTAATGGGTACCCCACTCGTTAATGAGCAACGCAACTCTGCTGCTTTGCAGAACTGTGCTTTTGTATCTACTGGTTCAATGGTAAAGACAGACCCAGCCAAACCGTTTGCTTTTCTTATGGAAGCCTCAATGCTTGGAGTGGGCGTTGGTTTTGATGACAAGGGCGCAGATAAGGATTTTACAATTTATGAACCAAAAGAAACTTACGAATATAAAATCCCTGACACTAGAGAAGGATGGGTTGAATCTACAGCGACCCTTATCAATGCCTTCCTCAAGCCAGATTGCAAGACTCCAATATTTGATTATCAAGAAATCCGCCCAGCAGGTACGCTAATCAAAACGTTTGGTGGAACAGCAGCAGGGCATGAACCCCTCTTAAGACTCCACAACCATATCAATAAGATGTTTGCTGGTCGTGCTGGGCAAAAGCTGAGCAAGACTGATATAGCGGACATTGGAAACATGATTGGTGTCTGTGTTGTTTCAGGAAATGTACGCCGCAGTGCTGAGCTTCTTATTGGTCAGATTGACGACGATACCTTCTTAAACCTCAAGAACCCAGAAGTCTTTCCTGAGCGAAATTCTTATGACCCTGCTAACCCAGGTTGGGCTTGGATGTCTAACAACTCTGTAGAGGCTAAAGTCGGTTCAGACTTCTCTAAAATTATTGACGGCATAGTTCGTAATGGTGAGCCTGGAGTTGTGTGGATGGATGTATCACGCAAGTACGGTCGCCTTATTGACCCACCTAACAATAAGGATTGGCGAATCGCTGGTTACAACCCTTGCGCTGAACAATCTCTTGAATCCTACGAGTGCTGCACACTTGTTGAGACTTACTTGAATCGTCATACTGATTTAGAAGACTTCAAAAGAACATTGAAGTTTGCTTACCTTTATGCCAAGACTGTAACGCTTCTCCCAACTCACTGGGAAGAGACCAACGCAATCATGCAACGCAATCGCCGTATTGGAACATCAATCTCTGGCATTGCTAACTTTGCAGATAACAACGGCTGGACTGTATTGCGTGATTGGTTGAACAATGGCTATGAGGTCATCAAGAAGTATGACGAGTCTTACTCTGAGTGGCTTGGAATCCGTCAGTCAATCAAGATGACTACAGTAAAGCCATCGGGAACTGTCTCTATTCTTGCTGGTGAGTCTCCTGGAGTTCACTGGGCATCAGGCGGTAAGTTCTTTAACCGAGCAATTCGCTTTGCTAATTCTGACCCAATGCTTCCATTGTTTAAGATGGCTAATTACAGAGTTGAACCCGCCTCTGAATCTCCAGAAACAACAAGCGTTGTATTCTTCCCAATTGAAACCAATGCTAAGCGTGCAGAAAAAGACGTTTCAGTTCACGAGAAAGTTGCACTGGCTGTAGTTGTACAACGCTATTGGTCAGATAACTCTGTCTCCGTAACTGTTACTTTTGACCCTGAGAAAGAAGCAGAAGCAATCCCTTCTATTTTGCACATGCACGATGGTCAGCTAAAGACGATTAGTTTCCTACCAATGGGTAACATGACTTATCCTCAAATGCCTTACACGCAAATTACTTCTGAGGAGTATGAAGAAGGTCGCATGAACCTTATGCCGATTGATTTATCAGGTGTTTATGCAGGTATGGCAGCCGATGCTATTGGGGAGGCTTACTGCACAACAGACGCTTGTGAGGTCAAATTAATCAAGGACAATCAATGAAAGTAAAATGCCTAAAGTGCTTTGAAGAGTTTGAAGAACTTCCAAAAGAATCTTCTGATGGCATTTGTTATAGATGTAAATGAGAAAAGCCCCCCAAATAATTGGGGGGCTTCTTCTTTTACTTCTTGTCTTTAGGTGGGTTTCTTTTATGTTTTTTCTCTAGTTGTGCTTTCTTGTTACGAGCACTTCTTTGTTTTGACTCAACCTTTGCTTGTTCTGATGCTTTCCCTTGTTCCTTTGCTAATTCAACATCTTTCATTGGGCGACTTGTATCTTTCATCACTGTTAAAAATTTAGTTACGGGGTTGTTATCTGTTGCAACTTTCCAATAAACATCGGGGTTCTGTGGGTCACGAGCCTCTGTGAGTAACTTGTGGTCACCTTCTGGGTGTGGCTTTGAAATTCCGTTTGTTGCTACGTGCTTTAAAGCATCCCATGTGAAGTCTCTTTGATGAGAGCGAAGACCAGCGTGCATAGTCAATGCTTTTGCTGGGTCTAAAATAAGGTGTGCGATTTTAGATGCTGCCATGTACCCATAATAAAGAAAAAGCCCTGATTTCTCAGGGCTTATCCTTACTTACTTAAAATCCTTTTTGCTTCATTAGACTTAATACTCATGTATCCAGTCTTTCTTGGATTCATGCTTCCAGGTTTTTTGAACCCTGCGCCTTTCGGCATATTTGCAATACGGACTTGAAGTGCTGCTGCAACTTTATCGTGGTGCTTTGCCATTGACTCCCCCTTTCCTTGCATGAGTGTAACACAAAAAGAAAACCCCCTCATTTCTGAGGGGGCTTCTATTATGCGCCTGCTTTTGCTATGGCTTTTGCTTTTTGCTTTGGCTACGACTTGTGCTGAGAAGGGAACTTGTTTAACCAAAACTTTACGGCTTTAGTTTTAATTCCTTTCCATGCGCTCCAGTCTTTACCTCCACCGCTCATGTGATAAGCGATTTGGGCATTGACCACAGGGTTGAACAGTTCGGCATTTGAAACCAAATTGAACTTATCTCGTCTATCTACACCCATTGAACCAAGCATGTTTACTTGGAATAGACCATAGGAGTTGTCTCCAGTCTTACGATTACCGTTGTGTGATAGCGGATTACCATGTGATTCTTTCTTTGCGATAGCCCATGCTTCTTTAAGGTCTTGACCTTTGAAGCCTACTGCTTGCAAAAGTTCTACCAACTGGCGGTCGGTAAGGCTATCTGCATTTACGTATTTGGCTAATGCACTTATTTGCTTTTCTTGCTGATTTGTTAGTGCTTCGGCTTTTGTTGGGCTAAAGGCTGGTGGCAAACCCACCGTTCCTTGAACCAATACAAACATTCCTGTAAAGAATGCTCCAAAGACTAACTTTCCTTTTTTTGTTAGTTTCATAATCACTCCAAATAATCATCCACAACCTCGGCTGCGTTTGATTGCTGGTGACGGATACGGTGCAGGTATCTCTCCGTCGTTACGATTGACTGGTGACCTAACCGCTCTTTGACCTCATGCACATCTACCCCGTTTTTTAGCAACTGGGTAGCGTTAGCGTGCCGAAGGTCGTGAGTAGTGGGATACCAACCAATCCCTGACTTGTTGATGGCTTCGTTCCAAATGGCTCGCCACTTGTCACGAGGTAGGTGTCTTTCGCTAAGGCTTTTGCTAAGGCTTTTGCTAGGGCTTTCGCTTTTGCTAAGGCTTTTGCTAAGGCTTTTGCTAAGGCTTTCTACCTTGCCCTTTCCCTTGTCCTTTCTATAGTGATTGCGGTATTTCCTAACCGCTTCCTTACATGCTTCACACCTACAACCGCCCACATTGTATGAATACGATGTTGCGTGTTGGAATCTCCTGCTTCCAATGGTGTAAGGCTTCCCTACTACGCTTGTGGTAGGGCTTTCTAGTTTACTCTTCTTCTCAACCAGGTGCTTTGAGAAGATGAGGTCTTCTTTTGCTAGGGCTTTTGCCTTTACAAACTTCTTTATCTCTGCTACTAGAGCTGAGCTCAGAACAACAGTTCTTTTATTTCCATTTTTGGTAGCTGGCACAATGAGAAATCTTGTCCCCTTGGACTTTGTCCCTTCGGGCAGGTATCCGTAGCCAACATCTGAAACTGTGCGCCTGACATAGACTTCTCTTGATTGAAAGTTGAAATCTTTGACCCTTAGTTCTGTCGCTTCTCCGTATCGGCAGCCGCTAACAACAAGAAATTGAGCCAAAAGACGGCTTCCTTCTGTGGGTAAGTTCTTTAGGATAGCCTGAAAGTCTTTAGGCTCTAGCGTGTAGGTTGGGTCTGGCTTGGGGGTGCTTAGTCTTATGCGGTGGGTGGGGTTTGTGGCTATCGCTTCGTCATCTACGGCGAGCCTAAATAAAGAACCTAAAGAAGTCTTTAGGTGTGAAACTGTGCTTGGGCTAATCCCTTGTTTTGCAAGATTATCAAACAGGGTCTTTATTTCCTTCTTGGTGATAGCGGAGATGCGCTTAGACCCTAAAGAAGGTTGGGCATACTTCTTTAGCAAGGTAATGTAATTCTTACGGGTTATTGCTCTGATGTCGGGTGAGAGTGCTAATTGCTCTAAATAAGTATTGAATGTCTTTTGGTTTTCGGGCATTAGACTAAACTCGCCTTCTTCGGCAAGTAGTCCAGCGTTGAGTGCTTTAGCCCTAGATGAGTAAGTGCCTACGGATTTGACTTTTCCGTCTTGGCGGTAATAGGCGGTAAATCGCCCTTTGCGTTTGATTGCATAAGCCATGAGAACAACCTACCAGCGAGTAACTTAGAAGGCAAAACAAAAAAGGGGATAGATTGCCAGTTGGCAACCTATCCCCTTTAGTGTAGTTTTATTTAGACTTCTTTAGTGCTTTGTATTGCTTACTACTTTTTACTTTACGGCTAGTTTCTTTATCCTGTAAAGACATTTGGAAACGCCAAGTATTTCTTTCTAAGTGTGTTTTTATTCTATGGCAAGTAGAACAACGAATAACACACTTCTTTATCTCCTTCTTTACTAAGTCAATCGCGGTATTGCTATTGAGTGCATTTCCTATGTCAAACTTTTTGCTATGAACATGGTCAAACTCTAGTGCTAACACATTGGTTTCACCACAATCTATGCAAGGGTGCTTTTTTAGATAGGCGAATACTAACTGCCTTGCTTCTTTATTACGAGTCAGGTTATTTTTCTTTTGCCTAGCAGAAACACAAGGCTTGCATTTACCTTCCCAACCTTCTTTACCATTTGCCTGTGTCTTAGGTTGGAATTGAGATAACCGCTTGGCTTTACCGCAACCATTACAAGGTCGTAACCCTTTGGCTAATAATGCTTTGCGTTTTGCAACTCTTTCATCACCGCCTTTGCGATAACTTGCAAAACACTTTTTACATCTTGCCCTTTTTCCGTATTGCCCTTGTGTGTATTTGTTGAACTTGTTTAGTGGTAAGTCGTAAAAACAACCTATGCAGGTTTTAGTTTTTTGTGCGATTTGTTTTGTCCCTTCGGGCTTGGCTTGTCAAGTGCCACTTGTTACAGATGTTGCACCTGTAACTAGAGCATGGCTTCTTTCTGCTATCTAACCAATGATTTTTCCAAATCAAACTCATGGCTTTTTCTGCTTTGTATTTTGTAGGATACGCAGTTTTTTCTTCGCACTTCATCTTTGTATTGTCTTTTGGATACAGTTGTAACAAAACCACATTACAACTTCATTTACACTATCTTTTATGTCTTTGCCGTTTGCTCGGACACCTAGTTGCTCACACTCGTCACAGACCCATAGTTGGTCTGCTTCTGTAAGTTTTCGCATTTCTACATAGCCCATTCGTTATTCCCTTTCTGTAACTTCGGATACAACCTTCAACACATACTTTTTATCGTTGAGGTTTTGGTCGTTTATTTGCTCTTGTGCTTTTCCAACTATGACTTCCCACAAGTTGTTAGCGGTGTGTTCGTCATTGTTTAGAGTTACTGCAATCGCAGTTGTTAGTTCTACTTTGTAAGACTTTATTGCCATTCTTCTTTTACCCTTCCCATAGTTCTGAATCGTCTTGAAAGTTATCCATTTCTTGCAAAATACATTTCTCACACCACGATTTTGTTTTGTATGTTCTTCTATCTTTTGCTACCCAAGTATTGCCACTTCGTATGAACCAACTCCACTTGTTTGTATCTATCTTTTCTATCTTGAACCTATCGTCTTTTGTTTTATAGACTCCTGTGGATTCTTTATACAATTTCAATAAATTTATTTCCGTTATTGTCACTTGCTTCTCCTTCCCATAAAGAAACATCTTCTTCATCTTCTTTTGCTAAACAATCGTCACAAAAGATTGAAGTCTTATCTCCACGACATTCAATTCCGTCATAGCAATCAGAACAGTAATGGTGACCGCCCATTAGGTATTCAAGGCGTTCGCACCCCGCACTATCTAAGTCACCACCTTCTTCACTTACTACTTCTCCTTTTTTGTATTCAACTTCACCCCAGTAATCGCTACCAGTTTCATAGAAAGAATAAGTAAAAGAAAGTTTCTTATGTTCTTTAGCAAGTGCTTCTACAACAGGAACAATCGGTGACCATGCACTCTCAAAGTAGTAAGAAACTTCTTTATCTTCTACATCTCCGTCAAAACGCACATCACTCAAATCCCACTTAGTTCCCCAGTTAGAAACTCTCCACTCATACCATTCGTCATTTACAAAAGTAGGTTGCGGAATAATTCTGTGGCAAGATAACAACGACTCGTCATGATTGTCTGTTGCTTCACTTTTAGTAATCTGAACTTTCTTTATTAGTTTAGAAAGTTCTTTAGGACTACCTTGTATTCGTAATTCGTTATTGCACCAATTCGGCATTTCCTTCTCCTGTCTGTCGGTGTGTTAGTTGTCTGTATGAACGCGACTTTCCGTTGCTTGTTGTGTATCCGTAACGCACTAAACGAAACGCCAACGCACTATGCGTTACACCAAGTTCTTTTGCTACGCGATACCCCGATACTCCACTCTCTATAAGTTCATAAATAAGTTTTGTATAAAGTTCTGCTTCTTCACGATTAGATTTGCCTTTACCTCTAACCATAAACGCTTTAGGTTGAAGTTCTTTTAGTTGCGCTATAACTTGTGGGTCAGGCGTTACACGCTTTACTCTTTCAACATAAAGTTCTATCACAGGCGGTTCAACAATAGGGAAGTTACTAATCTTTGCTAATACTTCTCCACTATGTTCTGCAAGTGTATAAAGACGAATGGACTCCCTAGTTATGTTTAGCGGTGTTGCTATGGATTGAAGTGTCCAACCAGCCTTACACAACTTGTTTGCATACGCTTTGCGTTCTAATAGTGGCAACCCAATAAGAATGTCTGTAACTTCTTTTGGTAAAGTCAAATTAGATTTAGGTATTCTTGTTCCTACTAATACCTGTTCTTTTTCTTGTGTAACTCCTTTAGTGCGCTTCACAGGTTTTGTCCCTTCGGGCGTGTTATTTGTTTCCAATTTTTACTCCTTCGTTAGTCATAGTTGTTAGTTGTTGTTGCAGTTTTACAATCTCTTGTGCAAACGCTTCCCTTGCGTAGTTATGGTATTCATCAGGAATTTGGTCTATTACTTCTTGTTCTACTGCATAGTGTCTGTCACTTCTGTATCTAAGACCACCATCTTTTCTAAACCCACGCACTTCTACTGAACAAAGTTTTGTTATTCCGTCTGTCCAATCAGATTGGTAAATAAGTTGTTCTAGTCTAACCTTCTTTATCACACCAGTTTTTACTTGTATGTATTTTCCTTGAACATTTTGATAATCTTTTTCTTCTAAGTCAATAATTATTTGTTCACTATCTTTTAGTGTTACATAAGAATTGAAAGACAAATTACTTGTTGTATTTACATCTGTTGTATTTTTTACTTCAATCGTTGCCATTTTTATTATTCCTTATCCCATAGGTCTGTATCATCTTTTGCTTCATCTAACTTTGCTAGTAATGCTTCATACTTGTTTCTTGTTTCATCTCTTAGTTCTTCATCAAACCTTTCCCAAACATAATCAGCACTATCAACTGACCCCATAACATCTGAAAGAAATTCATTGTTGATAAGTTCTTTATTGAGTTCAATAGCGTTACCTTCTTTATCGGTGTAATCCGTATCTTGAATAATGTCTATCAACTCATTCTTTTCAATCCAAATACACCAAATCTTGTCATTTTGATTGAGAGAAGAAAGAATGTCTATCATTTCTTTTACTGTTCTCATTTGTTACTCCTTATCCCATAGTTGTTCTTCTGTTGTTCCTGATTGGTATTGCGCCATGAAGTCTGCAATAAATTGCTCTGTCTTTTCATTTTCTATTTCAATTTTGTTCTCTAACACTCCACGAATACTTGCGCCGAGCATTTGGTCGTGCATTTGCACACTAAAGTTCTCTGCAACATAGTTCCACTCGTTGTCAGTAACTACTCTTAGTTCTGTATCCATAGCCTTGAAACATTCTTTATCCCATAACGCAACAATTATTTGCGTATCAGGTTCATACTTCTTTAGTAGTTCTTGTAATTCAGATACTTTCATTTGTTACTCCTTCCATAAAGTTTTTTCATTTTCTTCTTCTGCCCAGTTATGACTATCGGGGTTACACAAACGACATAAGCCGTCTATCAAATCCCTTTCATCACCACATAATTCGCACATCTTTAGTTGTATCGCTTGGCACAAATTGGTCCGATACCACCTGCAACACTTTTCAATACTGTAAGTGTGCGACCACAATGGCAACAGATACCTGTCTGTGCAGAATACTTGATTGCTTTTTCAAGTGTTAGTCGGTCTGTTAGTTCAACTTTAGACAACACTTCTTTTTCATTTGACAAGTCACGAACATACTTCTTTGCAACATCTTCGTATGACCACACTTGCAATTTTTTACTTTCACGACCTTCTCGGATTGAATAAACAACTTCATCAACAATGTATGCACCAACATCTTGATTCGTAATTTTGATTGGGGGTGTAATTTCTTTTGCAAACTTCAATGCGTTGATAATCTCAGACACATCTTTGCGGTCTAATTCTTCTAAAGAAGAAACCTTACGATTGTGTAGATAGTGATTGAGAGTATCTACACCGCCTTCCTTCTTTTTGATTAGTGCATTAGCAAAAGAAACTTGCTTTTCACTTGGCGCAATAACAACCCCCACTTTGGTAGGTAGTGCAAGCAATTTAGTGATTAGTTCTCCAGCACCTTGAACATTTAGTTTTGCGACATCTACATCACCAAAAGAATGTGTCTTTGTTTCCAGTAGTGTCTTTATGAATAGTTGTTGTTTATCACTTGCGTATCGCACTTTGTATTCTCCGTATCCATTTGCGCCTGTTGCACCGCCTGTGCGGTGTGTAGATAGTGTTGTCATTAGTTGTTCTCCTTATCTTCTTTTGTCCCTTCGGACACTTGTAGTGTTTCGTTTATCTCTTGTTCTTTCCGCTTTAGTATCTCTAAGTGGATTTCTTTTTTGATTACCCTTACTTCTTTAGCAGTTACCTGCACACACTTCACAACTTCATACAGTTCTTCTTTTGCTTTGTTGTTCCATGTCTTGCAATACTTTTTTGCGTTGTGTTCTGTTGCAGACCAATTAGCGTAGAGATAACCCCATTGGCTAAGTTCTTTTGAGATAACACAATAAGAATAATTTTTTTCTGCGCTACCTCTGATTGCTCTGTGTCCGTTGCTATTGGTAGCAACAAAATACTTTCGCGGTGTTCTTATCCAACCTGTGTGTTCCAATAGTTCTTGTCCCATTTTTATTCTCCGTTCTTTATCTTTGATTGAATGTCACTTACTTTGTGTGCAGACTCGGTGTAACCATGAGCATTTAGGTAAGCCTTTTCTTTACCTAACGCTTCAAGTATTACCGAGATTTCTGTATTGGTTAGTTCTAGTTGCATTAGTAGTTCTCCTTACCAGCGAACGCCATTTCAATTAGTAACTCAAACTCTTTTAGAGAAAGATTCACAGTTGCTTTGTAATCTAAGTTGTATCCACTTGTTGTTACTTCAACAGTTGT